AATTTTTTGAACGCTGTGGTGGCGGAATCGGAATGACACGTCTCATCCGCTCAATGAAGGCGGAGGGACTAATGCCCGATTTTAAAAAGGATTAAATTCGTTGAAATCAATAATATTAATTAATAAATAATATTATTTATATGAGTGATAAACATAAAATCGGATTTCTTATTCCTTGTACGTCAAAAAAGAGGGACAGTTGGAAAAATATGGACGATTCATATTTAATGAAAATTACTATTGATAGTTTTTTGAAAACATACGACGACGAGCATAGTTACATATTTTATATTGGCTATGATTCGGACGACCGTATATATTCTAAACCGAACGAGCAAAATAAAATTATAACACTATTGGAAGAATACAATAATGTAAGCGTAGAATATATTTCATTTGTAAATATCGAAAAAGGATTCCTCACTAAAATGTGGAATGTCCTCTTCAAGCGGGCGTATGATGATAAATGTGAATATTTCTACCAGTGCGGAGATGATATCTCATTTAGAACAAGCGGATGGGTAAACGATTCGATTAACACGCTTAAGAAAAATAAAAATATAGGATTAACCGGTCCAATCAATAATAACTCAACTATATTAACACAGGCGTTCGTTTCTAGAAAACATATGGAAATATTCGGTTGGTTTTTCCCCGAAAGTATTAGAAATTGGCATTGCGATGACTGGTATAATGTTGTTTATAAGCCTCGTCATTTTTTTCCTCTCGTAAAACATTTATCTGTAAATGTTGGCGGTCTTCCGCGTTATGATATATCCAATATGAATAGTAATATAATTTTAGTTAATAAATATAAAAGAATGTGTAATTCACACAAAATCGTAATTCGTGATTATATTGGAAGACATTACTGATTATAATATAAGATAATTCAATTAATATAAAAATATTTTATATATTAATAAAATGGTGAATGTTAAAATAACAGATAAGGATCATATAGTTGATACCGTAACAGAATACTTCCATATTCCAAAAGATTATTTTAGTGAATTATTATTTCCAAGTATTAATAATATTACATATACAGATAATAATCAAAAAGCAAACATTATAGGATTACAACACGAGGATGATAGTATATTTAACGATGATGAAATAGTTATATTGTTTTCTGTTGAAAATATCACACCAAAAGAACGAACCTGGTATAAATTCCGCAATAAATTTGGTCATTTTGGCAATAAACGCATAAATGTATTTATTTATAACGACATCGATAAACATGGCTATTTGGGTAACGCAATGGTGATACCGACAATATATTTTCGTATGGTTCACTATCATAATCACCCCGAACGAATCATCGCGCGTAAAAGCTTTGATTGTAAAAAATTAATATTGTTTATTAGTCGTAATACGATGAATAATGTTAAAACGGGATTAATGAATTTATTTAACAATACGTATCCTGGTCAATGTGGACATATAATGAATCATCCCGAAATAGTAGGGAAAACGTGTTACGCATCGCCCGAATTAATAGAGGCAATGAGTAACTATAAATTTGTAGCGGTAATAGAGAATAGTATTCAAGAAGGGTATATAACAGAAAAAATATTTAACGCATTTTATGCAAAAACAATTCCAATATACGATGGACCAGTAAATAGCGAACGATTTATAAACGATTCTTCTATCATAAAAGCTCGCGACCCACAATTACTACAAAAAGTGAATATGTTGGCAAACAACGAAGAAATGTATAATAATGTTGTTAATTCGAATAAATTAAATGAGCAAATGTTGTATCAGGCTACATCGGTGGTGAATGAATTTTGTCTTAATTTGGAGAATAAGTAAATAGTTTAATAATATTAGAAAAATAAATTATTTAACTTTCACTAGATAATTGTATTGATACACCACCATCCATTACAACATTGGTTCCATTTAAAAATTTATTTTTTATTATATAATAACATAATTCAGCAACATCAATAGGGTCGCCTATTTCTTTTAATAAATGTTTATTGTTAATTTTTTCTAAACTTTTATCGATGTCTATATTTTGATTGCGCTCCAAACCATCAAGTAACATTTTTGTTTTAATTGCGCCGGGAGAAATTGCATTGGCGCGAATATTATATTCGCCTAGTTCTATTGCTAAATTTTTTGTTAATCCTATTAGTGCGGATTTACTACTTGAATACGCAGCTATTTTTTTAGAAGAACATAATGAATGAACTGAACCAATATTTATAATATTACCTTGTTCCGATTTTTTTAATAAACAAAGTAATTCTTTTGTTAATGTAAAGCAAATTTTTAAATTACAAGAAAATGTTAAATCCCATTCATCATATGATAAATCCCATATATCTTTACATACTTGTATTGCGGCATTATTTATTATACAATCAATATGATCAAATTTATCTATTATATTAGATACTATATATTTAACATCATTGTTATTTGTTAAATCTTTTTTATAAAACAGATCAATATTTTTATCATTGTTATTTTGAATATCTATACCTATAATAAACCAATTATTTTTTTTAAATACACTAACTATTGATTTTCCAATATCTCCAGATACTCCTGTTATTAATACTATTTTATTTTTACTAACTATATTTTTTTCATATAATATTTCTGCAATAACAAAATCGGTTTCTGTATCTATATCTTGTGATTCTATATCATTCATTTCAAACATTAATGGTTTATATCCTATCCGATGATGTTTTGTAAATAAAGTTTCTTTTGAAAAAATATAAATACATGAATTTTCTTCATAAATAGGTTTTAATTTTTGAGTTGGTATTAATTCATTAATATTATGATTCAAAGCAACTATATCTGTATTTTGTAATTTATAAAATCTGGACTGTATTTTTTTAACAGAAAATAAACTATCATAAATATCTTTCTTTTTTAAAAAAGTTTCAATACTATTATCTATTGTTTCAAATGTTAATAAGGGGTTGGTTGTATGTGTTTGAAAATAATAATCATAATTAAGATTTAATTTAGTAATTAAATTTTCTAATAATAAATTAACGGGTGTATCTCCCGAACTGATAGATTCAGGACGATCATAAACAGTTATTTGTTCCTTACTATATTCTTTTAAAATTATATTTTTAACTATATCACTATTTGTATCAACAATTATATGTTTTAAATATTTCGATTCCAATAATGTATTAATTATTATTTTAAATAAAGGAATTCTATTAAATTGTCTATAATTTTTACCTGGAACTCTTTCTGAAATATGTTTTATCGGTATTATTGCGCAAATATTAATATCTGTCATATATGATATTATTTAAATAGTATTTAAATTTAATTCATATTATATAATAATGAAAAAAATATTATTAACATGTCCACCAATGATAAATAGAATAAAGGATTACAACGATTTAATAAAAAAATATAATTTTGAAATAGAAATTCCTATTTTTAAACAAACAATGAACGAAGAAGAATTATGTGAAATTATACATATTTATGATGGATGGATTATTGGAGATGATCCAGCTACTAGGAAAGTATTTGAACAAGGGAAAAAAGGAAATTTGAAGGCTGCTGTTAAATGGGGTGTTGGTACAGATAATGTAGATTTTGATGCTTGTAGAGAGCTAAAAATACCAATAACTAATATACCACAGGTTTTTGGAGAGGAGGTTTCAGATGTTGCTGTTGGGTATCTTTTATCTTTAACTAGAAGATTACATATAATTAATGAAGGTCATAAAAATAATGAATGGTTGAAACCAACCGGAGTGACACTTGTAGGGAAAAAGGTATGTTTGGTTGGCTTTGGTGATATAGGAAGATGTATAGCAAGAAAATTATTAGCATTTAAATTAGATGTTTGGGTTTCTGATCCAGCATTTTCAAAAACGTATATAGATGGTTTAATAAAGGGAGAATATAATAATCCATCTATTAATACAGAGACTCTTATAGAATTACAAAATTGTAATTTTGACAAATTAGATAAATGTCTTGAAGAAGCAAATTATATTATATGTTGTTGTCCACTTAATAATAATACATTTCATTTAATAAATAAAGAAAAAATTTTATTATGTAAAAAGGGTGTTAAAATTATTAATGTAGGAAGAGGACCAGTTATTTGCGAAAAAGATGTATGCGACCTTTTAGAAAGCGAATTTATAGATAGCGTTGGTTTTGATGTATTTGAAGAAGAACCATTATCTGAAAAAAATAATTTGCGAAATTATAAGCAAAATATTTTTGGTTCACATAACGGTTCAAATACATTGGAAGCTGTGGATAAAGTTAGTAAAATTACTCTAGAAAAATTATATGAGTTTTTGAATTAAAAATAAAATATTATTTAAATAGAGATTTATAGTGAAAAAATGAGTTATGTGCATTTCCATTTTTTGTAATAGTATGGTTTAATAGCGAAGATAGTGATAAGTTAATTGATAAATATTTTCCTGTTAGATTTTTAAAAAATGTATTTAAATATTATAATTATTATTTAGATAAGTAAAATTAATTATAAAAAAATTATACTATTAGTGTTCTTTTATGTGTTGAATTAAAATGATACATATCTGGTCTAGTTGCTATTCCATCGCAAGCCATGGTACCATAATTATCTCTTAAAAGATTTCCCGATAATACACAATCTTTAAATCTATGTAATATTGCAGTTGGCTTTTTATTATTAAAATTAGTAAATTTTGTATTTATTCTATCATAATTATTAAATGATAAATCACATATTTGATCTAAAGTAACTTCATTGCCTAAACCAAATGTAAAAATACTCATTTATATAAATATAAATATAAATATAAATATAAATATAAATATAAACATAAACATAAATAATATTTATATATGAAAATTGAAGTAAGTAATGGAGAGATTTTAGACAAACTATCAATTTTAGAAATTAAATGTAATAAAATTTTAGATACAAGTAAAAATTTATTGGTATTAAAAGAATACAATTATTTAAAAGATATATCAAGTAAAATAAATTTTAATAACAATTTATATTCTGAGTTACTAAAAATAAACAATAATTTATGGGAAATTGAAGATAAAATTAGAGAAAAAGAATACAAACAAGAATTTGATGAAGAATTTATTAACTTAGCCCGTCGTGTATATTTTACAAATGATGAAAGATCACAAATTAAATTACAAATTAATCAATCTACAAATTCTGATTTTATTGAAATAAAATCTTATAAGAATTATAAATTATAACTATTTAAAAATAATAATATTTTATTAATATATAATATTAATAAAAATATGTATCAAGGTCAAGCATTACAAGATAAATTTGTTTTAAATGTATTAAAAAATAAAAAAGCTGGTTATTTTATTGAAATTGGATCAAATCATCCAATTACTAATAATAATACATATTTACTAGAAAATGAATATAATTGGCATGGTGTTATGATAGAATATAATAATAGTTGGGAACATTTATATAAAGTAGATAGAAAAAATAGCATTCATATTATAGATGATGCAACTAAAATTGATTATAGATCTCTTTTTGATAATAATAATATACCCGAAAATATAGATTACTTACAGATAGATTTAGATGTTACTAACAATTCC